GGGGTAAGCAGAATAACGCTACACTTGAACATGAAGTAGAGATTGGTGGATTATCTGTAGTGGAGTCTTGGATTGTAGAAGACGAAGTACAAGACAAATCTAGAAAGTATGGCTTAAATATGCCTTTAGGAACTTGGATGGTATCCGTTAAAGTAAACAATGATGAGATATGGGAAGAGTTTGTTAAGACTAATCGTGTAAAAGGCTTTAGTATAGAGGGGTTCTTCACAGATAAGTTAGATAAATCAAATAAAGAAGAAGACACTGAAGAGCTAGCTGCTCAGAAAGCAATAGATATAATTAAGAACTTAATCCTAAAACAATAACAAAATGCCTATAATTAGAAACACAGGAGGTACGTCTGACGATAGTCAGCATCCATTTAACGATATAGAGTCAAACAGCATACTAAATAGCATAGACTCAAGTAGGGATAGTCAAAACGATTCTACAGATTACGTATCTGGTAGAACCATTACAGATAAAGAAATAGAAACACTAAGTCACTTTGAATATGACCCTGAACAGGACCAATTAATAGGTGACAGAGCTATAGAGACTACTCTTAACTCACTATTCTTAGGCGAGCAACATAAGATGTCTTCAGGAGCTGAAAACATATTCTTTACTAACTTAGGTAATGATACAAACTTTTACCCTATGTGGGGTGGACTAAAAGATCAAAGCTTAGTAGCTAATCAAGGAGCTGATGGTTTTATTCCTCCTAGCGGTAGAGTATATACAGATATGTTCTCTTTACCTTTAGGTGGAAGCCCTGACGCTTTAACTTCTATAGGCTATACAGGTCCTAACTATTTTGCTGTAAATATAGCAGGATTAGGTATTACTACAACACTAGCAGAGAATGTAGAGGTAGGAGTGTCTTTAGAATATAAATTATCTATTAATGACATACAAGTATATAAGCAGATACTAGGCACTACGGAGAAGAGATTTGCAGGAGACTTAATAGAGTGGTTCTTTGATCACCCTGTAGAGATTCACGCAGGTACTACTATCTTTGCTGAGATACGTAAAGTAGACAGAACTAATGACATTGACTACGGAGTGCTACAAGTTAGAGCAGGTGACGATGGAACAGGTAGGTATCAGGCTATTGTACATAACAGGTTATTCGAAGATAAAGACTTAGAGCTTATTTCTCCATATTTAAAGTATAAGGTAATGGACTTCGGATTAGATTCCACAGGCTCTACAATACTTTTAAGAGACTTATCTTTAGGAGCTGATAGTTTACTAGTTCCTCATGCAGTAAACACACTAGAGGCTATTGCAAATGGCACAGAGATACAGATAAAGATTAAAGGAGGTGCTAAGGTTATAGTTGAAAGCTTACCTGTTAATGCAGTGAGTATAAATGGATCATTTGTAAACTCAGTACTTAATCAAGCAGTAGTACAATTAAATGCTATATTTACTAATACAGCAGGTTTCGCTTCAGATGATACATTTGTTAATTCTTTTACATTGAGCGGTAATAACTTAACACTAGGACTTAATGACGGTGTATCTTACACAGTAGATGTAACTACTTTAGGTGTAGATGAAAATAACTTCGTATCTAGTGGTTCATTAAGTGGTTCAGACTTAACACTTACGATGGCAGATGCTAGTACGGTTACTGTAGATGTTACAGGGCTATCTCTTGATGAAGACACTACAGTTTCAAGTGGTGTAGTTAGTGGTACTGACATAGTATTAACTATGAGTGACGGCTCTACCGTTACTGTTGACGCTTCAACACTAGGTGGTTCAGGTAGTTCAGGTAACCCTGTAGTAAGCGGTTCAGTTATAGGCACTGATTTAGTGCTTGTACTAGATGATGCTTCTACAGTTACTATTGATGCTTCTAATATGATTAATGGTTCAAGTGGGTTAGCTACGAGTTCAGGATGGTTTATTTCTTATGGAACTAACTCCAATGAACCTGTAGAAACATCAACTAACGACTCTACAATTAACCAACAATTACCTTTTTACTTTGGTCAAGCTTTAGAGCAAGGTTCAGAGTTTAAATGGAACTTTCAAAGTAACGGAGGATCTAACTTGATATTAGGTATATGGGATGGAGCTGAATCTCCTATAGCTTATAATGGTGGAGCAAACACAGCATCTAATTGGGGTACTAACTTTACTTATGCAGGTGGATTTACAGCAGGCTCTAACAGTACATTACTTACTACTAATTCAGGTTCTAAGTATGTAGTATCTAATGGAGACGCTATGGGTATTAGATTTGGTAATGACGGACATTTAACGTTAATAGATTATAGTGGAACTAACGAAGTAGCTGTAGCTAAGACTACAATAGCTTTATCTGTATCATCTTTCAATATGCAAATGTATACTTGGGCGAATGGTGTTTTACCTAATGGAATTATAAACAACGTAGATTATATATGGGATATAGTTCACGACTTCGCTAACACTGAAGCAGGTATTATAAACGGAATATTGGACCATACAGTAATTAAGAGTGCTATCTCTATAGAAAAGGGTGAGAAACTTATGTTTATGTTAGATGAGGTAGGTCAAGGTGATTACTTTGGAACTAACTATACAGCAGCAGCAAGTGGAGTAGTTACTGCAGAGGAACAACTAGATAATCAATTTTCTTACGCAACAAATGAAGCTTTAGACTTTGAATTCAATGGAGTATCTGATTGGAATGTAAACACTAATGCTACATATTACTTTGATAATGGCGCAGGTGTAGTAGGGTACAGAAAAGGTGGAGCTAGCACAATACAGGGAATGTTCTCAATGAGATTTAATGATGATGGTAAACTTACAATATATAGTGAAGATAATAATGAGAAGGTAGCAACTGCTAAGGCAGACCCTGCAATAGGTAGTTCAGTAAATTTATACTTTGGCGTGAGAGGTAATAGAGCATATTATTCTATCCCTGTAATATCTAAGCAATCTATTAACGGAGGCTCACAGCCTGATGTTAACTTTGTACCTACAGTGGCAAATCAAACAGCTACAGTGACAGAGGGTAATGTATTAAACTTTCAAATAGTATCTAGTGATAATATCGTAAATCAATTTGCAGAAGTAGATGCTCCTAGTTGGATGACATTGAATCAAGATAGTGGTATACTTAGTGGTACAGCTCCTGCATTCTTAGGAACTGCTGCTGATACTATTGTAGTAAACTGTAAGGCAGGTAACGCTATTGGTGGTACTGTAGATTTTACAGTAACTGTAACCGTAGCACAAGTCGCTTATACTAATAATAAGTCATTGAACTTTAATGGAAGTACTAGCTACTTACAGGGGAATCCTGTAAACATGACTGCTTTAGAAAGAGCTACTAACGGAGACGGTAACGCTTGGACTATATCAATGTGGGTTAAGCCTAATAATAATACATCTAATCAGACCCTAATGGTTTACGGAGCAGGAGACGATTATAATGGAGGAGCTATTACTATTAAACAAAGCGGTGGAACTTCTTTAGTGTTAAACTACGGTACTGTTTATGATAATATTATATTAGTAGCAGGTAATTCTTTTGTAGCTAACACTTGGCAGCATGTAATGATTACATTTGATGGAGGCACTACAGGGGTAGATCCTAATCTATCTTCAGACTATTACAGTAGATTTAACATATATATTGATGGCGTACTTAAGTCTAATATAGGTGTGGCTAGTAATAGCGGTTATGATGGAGCTATAAGTGGAGCTAATCCTAGTGATAATATATTCAGAATTGGTAGAGCTTCTAACGTACATAATAATTACTTTGGTGGTAATATTAATCAAATAGCTATTTGGGATACAAATCAAGACACTAACGTATCCACTATATATAATAGCGGTGCTACTCAAGACCTAAGTTTGTTATCTACAGCTCCAACCCACTATTACGAGATAGAGACTAGTGTAACAACTATAACAGATATAGAAGGAAACGCAGACTTAACAGGATACAACTTTGTAAGTGCAAACTTAGTAAATAACACACCTTAATAATATGAAAGCATGGTATTGCAAGTGTAAAAATACTTACACAACGGAAAACTGTAAATGTAAGGATAGCTATAGTGCTATCCTACATGGCATAGGTTCTTTAATAGGACAGGGGTCTTCTACAGTAATAAACACTAGTACATCAACAACTAAGAGTACGGAATCAACTGATTATCAGTTATAATTAAAACGGTCGATTCTATATTCGTTATATTAATATTAAAACTTTAAATTTATGAAAGCAACAGAATTATTGGAAAAACTACAAAACGTTTTTCTATCATCTCAAGAAGAAACTACTGAGGTTGAGCTTACAGAAGAAGTAGTGGAAGAAGTAGCTGTAGAAGCTGCTCCTGAAGCAACTGAAGAAGTAGAGCTTACTGAGGAAGTATCTGAAGAGGTACAAGAGGAATTGTCTGAAGTATCTGAAGAAGTTATCGAAGCAACTGAAGAGGTTGAGTTATCTGAAGAGGTAACAGAAGAAATCTCTGAAGAAGTAGAGTTAGCTGAAGACGGAACTACAGAAGAGGAAGTTCAAGCTGCTCCAGCTTACGTAACATCAGAAGAGTTAAGTTCACTTAAAAATGAAATGATGTCTATGATCGAATCGTTATTAAAGGAGAAGCAAGAAGCTTACAAAGAAATGCCAGCTCAATTATCTGAGCAGGTTGAATTATCTGAAGAGGTAGAAGAAATTGCTCACTCTCCAGAACAAGAAGTCGAAGCTAAGTCTAATAACTTGTACTCTCAGAATAGAGTAACAACTACACAAGACAGAGTTTTCGCAAAACTATTTAAATAAGAACATTAATTAATTAATTTAAAAACGCTAAAAATGGCAACAACAACTTCAATTACAACGAGCTATGCTGGAGAAAAACTACAAGGTTTTATCTCTGCGGCTTTGCTTTCTGCTAACACTATCGAAAAAGGTGGAGTTACAGTAAAACCGAATGTAAAATTCAAACAAGTAATCAAGAAACTTTCAACTAACGATTTAGTAGCTGATGGAACTTGTGATTTCGATGCAACTTCTACAGTGACTCTTACTGAGCGTTACTTAGAGCCTAAAGAATTTCAAGTAAACCTACAACTCTGTAAGCAAGACTTCAGAGACGATTGGGATGCTATCTCTATGGGAATGAG